GGGAGAAGGCACTTAGGAGAACGTAATAGTTCCAACCAGCGCATTACTGAGCTGGGAAGAACCATGCGTAACATCTTAAGGGCCATCGAATCGGAAGCCGATGATAGATCAATAGTCACAAAACTATTGGGACCATCATCAATGCTACCGAGTCGTGCAAGTTCCCGATTTTTCGCTTGTTGGAGGGGCAAATTGATGCCAAAAGCATCTTGCAACCTCTTTTCAAGTATATCTTTGACGCCTAGCTGAAAATACATATTCAGCGACGGCTCAACAGAGATAGTTCGGGATATGTCGACACTTTTCGGAACGAAGCTAAGACGATTCCCTTCGACCACTTTTGCCGAACCGAAGTTAGCATGGCGGATAATCTCCGCGCTGCTCCACTCAGGTAGGTACCAACAGTGGCGCTTGTACTCATCGTACAAGTAGTCAGACGTCGTAGTCAATGGGGAGGAGAATAACTTCGTGTAGAAGTCAAATCCTCTTGCGCCCAAGGAGGAACCCGGACCAACGCGCCCTCGATCAAGAAATTGACCAAGGGATGTTAGTAAGGGTTGACCTCTCGGATAAAAGAACTTATAAAGCGAGCTTTTAAGCTCACCAATAAGCTCTTCATCCGAACTCGTGACTACGACCGGCTCCCAGTCCCTACAAGCTGAATTTACTTGCAAGAACTTCTCTAGGGCCTTTTCATCAGCATCTGATGCCTTCGCATCTACAAATTTCTTGTAGAATGAAGAAAGCATCTGATATGATGCAAAGACTTGCGGAGACGCATCTGGAGGAGGATACTGACACGGTTTAGTGCCAGTATACTCACAGAGGTCTGCTTGAAGGTGAGAAAAAAGAACGGACGGTATAACTGTACCGGACTTCTTCCTCTTCTGCCTCTTGCTCATGGGGAGACTTCGTCGTCAACGACGTCGCCCCCAGTGTCGCCATCAAGGTAATGAGTCGCCGAGAATTGAAGAGCAGCAAGCACTTCGATAGTGCAAAACTCCTCGACAATCCAAAGAAACTCTTCCTTGACGTCAGCACTGCCTTCCTTCAGAGCGGGTTCTCCGAGAGCCCACATCACAAACAACGACAGAACGTCGTATGTAAAGATGTAGTCCTCAAAGCGGTTATATGAATAATTCGGTGGAACACCGAAATGCTCATTAACTGCTTCTAACACTGCAACAGGCACGAGCGGGTCCCGGAGATAATCCGAGTCCTGCACAGGCTTGAAGTAAGTGTTAAGTGCTCGGCCGAAATGAAAGAGAGAGGAAGCAAGGCTTCCATCTAAATCATCCGAGAGCACTACTCTATGACTGTGTGGTTTGATGGTATAAACACCAGCATCCCACTCTTCACGGAGTTTGAGGAACAGAG